ATGGAACCCGACATCCGCCCGCCCGCCAAGGCGCCCCCGCCGCCGACGATCAACGAGGCCCGGCTGAGGGCCGAGGAAGAGGATCGCAACCGCCGCCGGCAGGGCCGGTCGGCCACCTTTCTCTCGGACGCGTTCGGCCGGACGAGCGGCGGGGTGGCGACGAAGACGTTGATGGGGTGAGGCGCGGCCTGGACCGCGACATTGGGCCGTTCGACCTGATGGCGAAGAGGGTCATGTCCGGGTACGGCAGCCAAGAGCCGCTGCTGCCAGCCGCTGTCAGCAGGATCAGGATAGGGTGTCTCCATCATCTGGAGCCGACCATGTCCGACCTCGTCTTCTGCACCGACCCACCTGTCCTTGGGGGCGAACTTCGGAAAGATCGAAAGGCGCCCGGCGTTCGAGACCCAAGCGGAGCGCCACCGGCAGCGCCCCGCCGCCCGGCGCACCAACGAGATCGACAACGCGCTCATCGCCGCCGAAGCACAGCCGACGTGCTGAGCCGAGGCGTCGGCGACGTCCTCCTGGAGTGCGGGGCGGCGGAGTTGAACCCGAAAATCCCCGAACCGTTGCGGGCCCTCCTTGCCGGCGGTTACAAAACCCCATGAGCGTTCACGGAAGCTGTCACTGCGGCAAGGTGCAGATCGACCTGCAAAGCGAGCCGGCTTGGGTCGCCGACTGCAACTGCTCGCTCTGTCGACGGCTCGGGTGGCGTGTCGCCTACTTCCCGCCCGACCAAGTGCGGATTTCAGGTGAGACGACAGCCTATGTCTGGGGCGATCGCATGATCGGCATTCACCATTGCCCGGTCTGCGGCTGCGGCACCCACTGGCAGTCTCTGGGGGAAGATTTCGGCAAGATGGGCGTCAATGCGCGCTTGCTCGATGGTTTCGATGAAGCCGCCGTCGAGGTTAGACAATTCGACAATGCGGATTAGGCATCGCCGGCCAGAGCCGCTCCCAATCATATAGTTCCGTATTTGTTCTCCGGGAATGCGATAATGGTCTTGCCGCTTCGATAGCGGTTTGACCCGACCGCCCGGAGGATTTGCGTGACCGATAGCCGCGCCGAGGATGTGCTGCGCCAGCAGGCCTTCATGGAGGCCGAGAGGGCCAGTCTGGACAGCCATTGCCAGGAGGTGGCCGAGCGGGTGCTGACCCGCCAGAGCGACTTTGGTCAGGCGCGCAGAAGCGTCGGCGACAAGCGGTCGGAGAAGGTGTTCGACAGCACCGCGCCCCTGGCGCTCGACAAGTTCGCCGCCGCCATCGAGAGCATGCTGACGCCCCGGACGCAGCGATGGCACGAGCTGTCGATGGGCGGCTGGCGGGATCGTCGCGGGCGGCCGGTGGAGACGCCGGATTCGGTGCGGGTCTGGCTGCAGGCGGTCAACGAGGCGCTGTTCTCGGCCCGCTATGCGCCGGGGGCCAATTTCGCCAGCCAGGCGCATGAGACCTATGTCGGGCTGGGCGCCTTTGGCAATGGGGCTTTGTTCGTTGACGAGGCGGTGGGCGGCGGGCTTCGCTATCGCTCCATTCCGTTCGCCGAGACCTGGTTCGCCGAGAACTTCCAGGGGGTGGTCGACACCGTCCACCGCAAGTTCGAACTGACCGCCCGCCAGTGGGTGCAGCAGTTCGGCGACGAGACGCCGGACAGTATCGCCCGGGCGGCGGAGACCGAGCCGCAGCGGCGGTTCGAGCTGATCCATTGTGTGCGGCCGCGCGAGGACGCCGACGGGTCGCGGCGCGACTGGCGCGGCATGCCGTTCGCCAGCTGGTATGTGTCGTTCGAGGGCCGAAAGCTGCTCAAGGAGCAGGGCTACCGGACCATGCGCTATGCGGTGGCGCGCTATGTGACCGCGCCGCGCGAGGTCTATGGGCGGGGGCCGGCGATGACCGTGCTGGCCGACATCAAGACGGTGAACGAACAGCAGAAGACCCTGCTGCGCACCGGCCAGCTGATCGCCGAGCCGCCGCTGCTGCTGTCCGACGAGGGCGGGCTGACGGGGTTCAAGATGCAGCCGCGGGCGCTTAATCGCGGGGCCCTGGGGATGGACGGGACCGAGCTGGTCCGGCCGCTTCAGGTGGGGGCGAACCTGCCGATCACCCTGGAGATGGTCAACCAGACGCGGGAAGCGATCAACCAGGCCTTCCTGGTCACCCTGTTCCAGATCCTGGTCGAGACGCCGCAAATGACGGCGACCGAGGCGATGCTGCGGGCCCAGGAGAAGGGGGCGCTGCTGGCGCCGGTGATGGGGCGGCTGCAGTCGGAATTGCTGGGGCCGTTGATCCAGGCGGAGCTGGACATCCTGGCCGGCGCCGGGGCCCTGCCCGAGCCGCCGCCGGAGATGGACGCGCTCGAGGATCTGGTCGCCGACATCGACTACACCTCGCCGCTGGCCCGGGCCCAGAAGGCCGACGAGGGGGTGGCGATCCTGCGGCTGCTGGAGGACGCGGCGGCGGTCGGACAGTTCGATCCGACGGCGGCGAAGATGATCAAGGGGCCGGAGACGCTGCGGCGACTGGCCGAGATTCGCGGTGCGCCGATGGCCCTTCTGCGCAGCGCCGAGGACATGGCGGCGGTGGCCGAGCAGGACGGGCGGATGGCCCAGCTGCAGGCCCTGCTGGGCGCGGCCGGCCAGGCGGCGGGGGCGGCCAAGGATGCGGCCGCGGCAGGCCTGCTGGGAGGCGGTCAATGACTGGCGTGCTGCATCCGCTGTTTCGCCGCAAGCGGGCCTATCAGGCGCTGTTCGCCGATGGCGGCCAGGGCGAGGCCCGGGCCGTTCTGGCCGACCTGAAGCGGTTCTGCATGGTCCCGGAGGCGCCGGTGGCGCGCAGCCCCGACGGCGCGGTCGATCCGCTGCAGTCGATGCGGCTGGTCGGCCGCCAGGAAGTGTTCAACCGCATCCGCGCCATGGTCGCCATCGACGACCGGGCGCTGTTCAACCTGAGAGAAGAGGCAGGCGATGAGTGACGAGATGAGCGCGGGCGGACTGCTGGAGGCGGCGGGCGATGAGGCTGCCGCTCCGGTCCAGGCGGCGACGGGCGGCGGCTTCCTGGAGCATTTCAACGATCCGGCGACGCGGACCTATATGGAGCGCAAGGGCTTCAAGGACGTCCAGGCCCTGGGCGCCAGTTTCGCCTCGCTCGAGCGGATGATTTCCAGCGATACGCGGCGGGTCGTTCTGCCTACGGACGATACCGACGTCGACGGCTACAACCGGGTGTTCGCGGCGCTGGGCCGACCGGAGACGCCGCAGGACTATGGCTTTGGCGAACTGGCCGGGGCCGACGCCGAATTCAGCGCCCAGGCGGCCGACTGGCTGCATGAGGCGGGCGTCGGCAAGGCGCGGGCCGGAGCGCTGGCCGAGAAGTGGAACGCCTATGTGGAGAGCCGCGCCGCGGCCCAGCAGCAGGCCTTCGAGGCGCAGTCGCGGTCCGACTGGGCCGATCTGCAGACCGAATGGGGTCCGAAGTTTGCCGAGAATACCGAACAGTTCCGGCGCGGCGCCCTGACCTTCGGGGTCTCGCGGGAAGAGATGGAGACCATCGAGGCGGGCCTGGGCACCAAACGGACGGTGGATTTGTTCGCGCGGATCGGCCGGGGGCTGTCCGAGGACCGCTTCATCGAGGGCGAGGGGCGGCCGGGCTTCGGCATGAGCCGCGAGCAGGCGGAGAATCGCATCGCCTCCCTGCGCCGGGACCAGGCCTGGCAGGCCCGGTGGATGGCCGGCGGGGCCGATGAGAAGGCGGAATGGTCGCGGCTGGCCCGCGTGGCGGGAGGCGCCTGATGGCCGACACGAAAAATCCTCCGGCCACGCTCGATGCTGTCGCTATCCGGCTGGAAGCGGTAAAATTGGTTCACCGCTTCGATCGGGAGCCCTGGCAGGTTCTGGGCGTGGCCCAGGCCTATGCGGACTGGATCCTGACCGGGACCCAGGCCGGGCCTGGGGCGCCTGAAGCCGACTAGCGGACGACCCGTCATCGCCCGGCGATGACCCTCCCGGCGGGGAGATTTCAAACGCCTCACGGACCCGAGCCCTCTTTTCGCAGGAGGCCGCGGACAAGCCGATCCCCCTCATTCCTTTTGAGACATCGGAGACACCTGTCCAATGACGGACCTGAGCGCCCACTACCGGATCGAATTCGCCAAGACGGCGAGCCTTCTGCTGCAGCAGCGCGGATCGAAACTGCGCAACCATGTGATGACCGGCGCCCACAAGGGCGAGGGGGCCAGCCCCGTCGACCAGTACGGGGTGACCGAGGCGCGCGAGCGCACCGGCCGGGCCGTGCCCAAGGAGAGCGCCAACACCCCGGTCGACCGGCGCTGGGCCTATCCGCGCTTCTTCGACTGGAGCGACATCATCGACAACATCGACCTGCTGCAGACCGCCAGCGATCCGCAGAACCCGCTGGTCCAGGCCTGCACCGCCAGCCTGGGCCGGCGGATCGACGACGAGATCATCCGCGCCTTCTGGGCCGACGCCCGCACCGGCAAACAGGGCGGCACCACCACGGCCTTTCCGGGCGGCGCCCAGCAGGTCGGGGTCGACGTCGGCGGGACGGCCAGCAAGCTGAACGTGCTGAAGCTGCGGGCCGCCAAGAAGGTGCTGATGGCCAATGAGGTCGATCTGGCCAGCGACCAGATCCTCTGCGTCGTCAACAGCGTGCAGCACGACGCCCTGCTGGGCGAGATGCAGATCACCAGCGCCGACTACAACGGCGGCGACCGGCCGGTGCTGAAGGACGGGATCATCACCCGCTTCCTGGGCATCGACTTTGTCCATTGCGAGCGGCTGACCCTGTCGGGCGCCAACCGCCGGGTGCCGATCTACGCCAAGAGCGGCATGCACCTGGGCATCTGGTCGGATGTCGCCACCGACATCGGTCCCCGCCGCGACCTGGAGGGCAACCCCATGGAGATCACCGGCTCGGTCACCGTCGGCGCCACGCGGACGGAGGAAAAGAAGGTGGTCGAGGTGCTCTGCGCGGAGACGTAAGGGCGACTCCGCTGACCTTTTCCCCTTGGGGAGAAGGTGGACGCGCAGCGGCCGGATGAGGGGTCGCGCCGGCCTTGAAGGCTGGCGTGGCAACCGCCGGCCGGCAGCCGAATCTTTCATCGACCCCTCATCCGACCCCCGTCGGGGGCCACCTTCTCCCCCAAGCGGGAGAAGGAAACCAAAGGACAAATCTTCATGGCTGTCGCCAACACCAAGTCCACCGCTGTCGCCAATCGGGATGCGACGCCGCGGATTCCAAGCCCCGCCCATCTGGTCCGCGGGCCGCTGTTCGAGGCGGTGGGAACCGTCGAGATCGCGGCGGCGGACGACAACGCCAGCGTCTATCGGCTGGCGCGCCTGCGCTCGTCCGACCGGGTGTCGCAGATCAACCTGTTCAGCGACGCCATCACCGGCGGCACGGCCTTCGACCTGGGCCTCTACCGCACCGCCGACGACGGCGGGGCCGCAGTGGATGCCGACCTCTTCGCCACCGACCTGGACCTGTCCAGCGCCGTGGCGGGGACGGACGTCACCTATGAGGCCACGGCCGCCAATATCGACAAGATCGAGAAGCGGCTGTGGGAGCTGCTCGGCCTCAGCGCCGATCCGCAGGTCGACTACGACATCGCCCTGACCGGCGACACCGTCGGCACGGCGGCCGGCACCGTCAGCCTGCGGGTGCGGTTTACCGGCGGCTACTGAGCCGGCCGGATCGATCGGTCCTGCCCGAGGGGCGGCGGCGTGTCGTCGTCCCTCATCCTTCCCCGCCTGCCCTTTGACCTGGAGCCCCCATGCCCTCCTCGCAAACCGCTGTCGGCAACGCCGCGCTCGCCAAGCTGGGGCAGGGGGCGGTGCTGTCGTTCGACGACCCGGACGATCGCGCGCGCTGGCTGAAGAGCCGGTTCGCCGATGTGCGGGACCTGACCCTGCGGTCCAACCGCTGGCACTTCGCCCTGGCCCGCGCGCGGTTGTCCGCGGAAGTCGCGGAGCCGGCCTTCGGCTATCAGCGGCAGTTTCCTCTGCCGACGGACTGTCTGCAGCTGGTCGAGGTGGCCGGCGTCTCGGTAACCCCGGGTCTGGCCGACTATGCGGCCGCGCCGCGTCCTGGCTTTGCCCTGGAGGGCGAGCGGATCCTGACCGACGCGGGGGCGCCGCTGGAGATCCGCTATGTCCGGCGGGTGACCGACGTCGGCGGCTGGGATCCCTTGTTCGCCGAGGCGGTGGCCTGCCGCCTGGCCTTCGACCTGGCGGAAAAGCTGACCCAGTCGAGCGGCAAGAAGGAGGCGGCCCTGCGCGACTACCAGCTGGCCATCCGCGAAGCCGTCCGCGTCAACGCCATCGAATCCCCGCCCGAGGAAGCCCCTGACGGCTCCTGGGTCCTGGCCCGTCTGTGAGCGACCGCCGATGAAAGCCAATCCCGCCATCACCTCGTTCAACGCCGGCGCGCTGTCGCCGCTGCTGGGCGGCCGGCCCGACCTGGAAAAGTGGCAGTCAGGCCTGAGCCGCTGCGAGAACCTGATCCCGCGTGTCCAGGGCGCCCTGCAACGCGCCGCCGGCTCGGTCTTCGTCGGGGCGGTAAAGGACAGCGGCCAGCGCTGCTGGCTGGCGCCCTTCGTGTTCAGCCAGTCCGACGCCTTCGTCCTGGAGTTCGGCCCAGGCTACATCCGCTTCTACAGGAACCGGGGCCGGCTGGTGACCGGCGCCGTGGCGGCATGGTCGGGCGCGGTGAGCTACGCGGTCGGCGATCTCGCCGCCCTGGCCGGGGTCACCTACGCCTGCACGGCGGCCCATAGTGGACACAGTCCTCCGGATACGGATTACTGGCGGGCGCTGGAAGGCGACGTCTACGAGATCGCCAGCCCCTATCAGGCGGGGGACCTGACCCGGCCGGACGGCAGCTTCGGCATGCGGTTCGAGCAGTCGGGGGACGTGGTCTACCTAGCCTGCGCCGGGCATCCGCCGATGACCTTGAGCCGGCTGTCCAACATCCGCTGGCTTCTCAGCCCCTTCACCCCCAAGGGCGGCCCCTTCCAGGATCGCAATATCGACGAGGCCGTCACGGTCAGCGCCACGGGCGTCATGACAGTGGGCGGCAGCGTGACCCTGACCGCCAGCGCCGCGATCTTCGAGCCTGGCCATGTGGGCGGGCTGTTCGAGCTGGAGCTGAAGGACGGAGCCAACGTGCGGGCGTGGCAGGTGCGCACCACCACCGATGTCGGCGACTATCGGCGAGCCGACTATCGCTACTATCTCTGCACCCAGGTCGGTCCGGTGGACACCAGCGACAAGCCGGCCGTCTGCGGCGAGGAACTGCCGGTCCATACGCGCGGCAAATACTGGGACGGCACCGGCGAGGAGCAGAAGGGCGACGGCGCCGTCGGCTCGATCGGCGTCGAGTGGGAGTATCTGCATTCCGGCTACGGCCATGTGCGGATCACGGCGGTGACCAGCGCCACGGAGGCGGTCGGGGAGGTGTTGTCGCGCCTGCCCGACGAACTGGCCAGCCAGCCGAGCCATCGCTGGGCGCACGGCGCCTGGTCGAACGCCGCCGGCTGGCCGGACAATGTCTGTTTCTTTCGCGAGCGGCTGAGCTTCTTCCGAGGACAGAGGGTCTGGCAGTCGGTGGCCGGCGACTTCGCCAACTTCGAGGCCCGCACCCATGGCGAAGTGTTGCCCGACAGCGCCGTGGTCATCTCCATCCAGTCGGCCCAGGGCAATCCGGTGGAGTGGGTGACGCCCACCCGCTCGGTGCTGTTCGTCGGCACCAACGGCGGCGAACATAGCCTGAAAGCCCAGACCAGCAGCCAGGCCTACGGGCCCGGCAACACCCAGCAGGATCCGGAGACCGCCTGGGGCGGCATCGGGGTCGATCCCATCGTCGTCGGGGCCGGGGTGGTGTTCGCCGAGCGGCTGGGCCGGCGGCTGCGGCTGCTGGTCCCAGCGCAGGACGGATACGAGGCGCTGGATCTCAACAAGTATCGCGGCCTGACCGCCCCGATCGTCGCCATGGCCTGGCAGCAGACGCCGCACGAGAGCGTCTGGTGCGCCACGGCCGAGGGCGGACTGGAGGCGCTGACCCTGCAGCTGGAAGACAAGGTCTTCGCCTGGCGGCGGCACAATCTCGGCGGCGCGGTCGAGGCGGTGGCGGTTATCCCTTCGCCTGATGGCGGCCGCGACGATGTCTGGTTGATCGTCCGGCGGCTGATCGATGGCGAGATGCGCCGCTATGTCGAGGTGCTGGCGGCCGAATACGAGACCGGCGACGACCAGGCCCTGGCGGTCTACGCCAACTGCGCCCTGACCTACGATGGCGCGGCGACGGCGACGCTGTCCGGCCTCGAGCATCTGGAGGGCCAGGCCGTGGTGGTCAAAGCCGACGGGGCGGCCCATCCGGGGCGGGTGGTCACCGCCGGCGCCGTCACCCTGTCCCGGCCCGTGTCGAAGGCGGTGGTGGGTCTGGCCAGTCCCTATGCCGGCCAGATCATGCCTCTGGAGGCCGGCGCCGCGGCGGGCAGCGCCCAGGGGCGGATCAAGCGGATCCATAGCCTGACCGTGCGGCTGCTGGAGAGCGGCGGCGGGCGGTTCGGCCCGGCATTGGGCGCCACCGATCCGTTGCAGCACCGCCGCGCCGGCGATCCGATGGACGGTCCGCCGATCCTGACCACCGGCGACATCGCCATGACCTTTCCGGGCGGATACGAGGGCCGGGCCAGCATCGCCTTCGAGGGCGACGACGTCTTCCCCTTCACCCTGATCGGCCTCTACCCCGAACTGGTGACCTATGAAGGGTGAGGCGGCGCAGGTTCTGCCGTTCCGCGCCGACCATCTGCGGGCCCTGACGCTGCAGCCGGCCCAGGCCGCCTGGCGCGGCCGGATCGATGGCGAGACCGGGGACGCCCTGGAGCAGGGGGGACTGGCCTGGACCCTGATGCGGGCCGGGCGGGTCATCGGCTGTGGCGGGGTCATCGACCGGGGATCGGGGCGGGGCGAGGCCTGGGCCCTGATCGCCCAGGACGCCGGTCCCGCCATGCTGGCCGCCACCCGGGCGGTGCGCCGCTATTTCCAGACCGCGCCCTTCCGCCGGATCGAGGCGGCGACCGCATGCCGGTTCGCGCCAGGCCGGCGATGGGCGGAGATGCTGGGCTTTCAGCCCGAGGGCGTCATGCGGGCCTTCTGCGAGGACGGCGACGACGCGATGCGCTGGGCGATCATTCGACAAGAGGAGAGGGGCCAATGGCCTGGGCCGGAGCAATCCTGAACATCGTCGGCGCCGTGGCCGGCGTTGGCGGCAGCGTCGCCGACGGGCAGTCGAGCGCCGCCCAGCGGGGCTATGGCGCCCAGTTGGCGCGAGAGAATTCCAAGCTGGTCGGCGACCAGGCGGCGGCGCGGGAACTGTCCCTGCGGCGGGAGTCCGGCCAGGCGCTGGGCGAACAGCGGGCCGCCGTGGCGGAGAGCGGAACCGGGCTTGGCGGCAGCAATGGCCTGCTGATGGCCCAGGACGCGGCCCTGGCGGAACTGGATGCACTGAACACGCGGTATGAGGGGCGACTGAAGATGCACGAGTACGACGATCAGGCCCGGATGCTGGGCCAGGAACAGCCCAGCGGCCTGCAGCGGGTCTTTGGCAAGCGGGGCCTTGGGGCCATCAGTCACTACAACTGGGCGCCCTCGCTCCACTCGGCGACCTTCGGCTCGCCTCAGCGGGGGTGGTGAGACCATGGTGACCATTCCCCGATACCGCCAGCGCACCACCGTGCCATTGGGCGGCCTCGACTACAGCCTGGCCTTCGGCCCGACGACCGGCGACGCCTTCCGCGCTGTCGGCCAGGTCGCCGGCGCGGCCGGCGGCATCCTGGGATCGGTGCAATCGCTCGGCGGCGGCCGTGGCGGCCGGCCGGCTTCCGGTTCCACTGGGGGCGAGCATCAGGGTGCGCCCCATGACTCCCGAGCCACGGGCGAAGGCTTCATCGACGGCGCGGCCGCGGACACCGAGGCCAAGGCGGCCGATGTCGGCTGGCGGCGACAGGTGGCCGAATTGATGCGGGGCCTGCAGCATCAGGCGGACCGCAGCCCTCCGGCGGTCGAGGGGTCGGCGCCGGTCCAGGGTCCGGGCGCCGGCCTGGATGCGGGTCTGGCGGGCCTGCTGGGCGCGTTGCAGGACAGCCGGACTGAGGCGGCGAACGGCCTGGAGCCCGCCGCGAGGGCGCGGTTCGAAGCGGTCAGCGCCCGCCGTGAACCGGGCTTCGTCGCCGAGGCGGCGGCGCGGATGGCGCAGCAGACCAAGGCGCGGGCCCAGACGGTTTCTCTGGAGCGTGAAGCCCAGGGGGTGGCCGAGTTCGTCCGTCTCAGCGACATCGACGCGGACCAGGCGCGCGACGCCCTGGCTTCGGCGGTGGCGGAACGGACCGCGCGGCTGAGCGCCGAAGGGCTAGCCGCGGAGGTGGTGCGGACGGCTCGGCGGGACCTGCTGTCGCAGGCTCACGCCCAGCGGATCACCCAGGCGATCAGCCGCGATCCGGCGGCGGCCGAGGCCCTGCTGGAGGCCGATGGCGGGCTGATCGAGCCGGCGGCGCGGGACGGCCTGGCCGTGGCCATCCAGGACGAGCGCACCCGTACGGACGCGCGGGATCAAGTCGCGGCCCTGGCGCGTGGCATGGCCGATGTCGCCGGCGATCTCGATGGCCTGCTGGCCCGCGCTGGCGAGGCGGCGGGAAATGATCCGGCCAAGGCCGACGCCTACCGCGCCGCCGCCCTCGGCCTATGGCACGGCGCCCGTCAGGCCCGCGACGCGGCCGAAGACGCCGCCTGGACCGGCGTCCTGCCCCACCTGACCGGCGGGGCGGTCACCGCCTGGACCGACCTGCCGGCCGACGTCTGGCGCGCCTTGTCGCCGCGCCAGCAGGCGGCCGTCCGTGAGCGGACGGAAAGCCCCTATGGGGGGTCTGATCCGGAGGTTCTGGCCGAGTTGAAGGACATGGTCGCCAAGGACCCCGCGGGGTTCAAGGCGATGGATTTGGGCGAGCTTTATGGGGCGCTGGCGCCGGAGGATGCGGCGCAGTGGCGGGCGCTGCAGGAGGAGGCGCGCACAAGCGGCAATGGGGCGCGAGCGGAGCTTGCATACATTTCAACGGTGTCGCGGGCCGTCGATCGGGTGATGCCGACGGGACTGGTCGGCGAGGGCGACCATGAGGCGTTCAGAAGCGGGGCCTACCAGGCGATCGCTGGCGCCGAAATCCTCGGAGATGGCAAGCTGAAGGCGTCCGAACTCGCGGACGCTTGCGGCGAGTTCCTTTCTGACTGGCTCGGACAAAAAGAGCCGGCGGAAAGCTGGCAACGTCTGTTCGACGGCCTGATTGGCAGAAAGCCCGTGCCCAAAAAGACCGTTCCTCCAAAACCCGTCGTCAAGCCTCGGCCAGCGCTAAACCCCGACCTCGGCAGCTTGGCCAGGCTGATGGAAATCAGCAGCCGCAGCCCGAAGCCGGAGAAGTACTCATCCGGGCGCACGCGCGGCGGCCGGCCAGATTCCGGCGGCGTCTCGTTCGGTAGCTATCAGCTGAAATCCGCGAAGGATCCCAATACCCACAAGAGCCGCGTTGACGAGTTCCTCGCCGCTGAAGGGGCGAGGTGGGCCCCACGGTTCAATGGAATGGTTCCGACCGATGCGGGCTTCAAGGCCGAATGGAAGAAAATCGGGCTCAATGAGGCAGCGGCCTTTGAAGCTGCGCAGCATGCCTACATGAAGCGTACCCATTACGATATTCAAGTTACCAAAATTCTTAATGAAACCAGCGTCGATATAACAAATAGATCGTACACGTTGCAGGATGTCGTCTGGTCGTCAGCAACTCAGCACGGACCACGCACCAGCGTTGTCTCGACCGCTGTAAAAAACCTTACCGGCTCTATTGGACCGTCCTTCACCGATGAGCAGCTGATTGCGGAGGTATATAAAGTTCGCACTAAAAAATATCCCGTAGAGGCGCCGCGGTTCGTGACGGAGGAGAAGGAGGCTCTGTCGCAGCTGGTTCAGGAAAGGGCTGCAAGCGCGCCGTTGACTCTACCTTGATGTTTATGTTTTGTTCTAGGGGTCTTTTTGAGGGTGTACGCGAATGTACGCGACCAAGTCCCTGCTTGCCGGTTCAACGTTGTTGGCCGCCGCCGTGGGAATTTTCCTGACCGGTTGCGACAATCCCGCGCCGCGAGAAACCGCGCCACCAGCACCGCCGGCTCAGCAGCCTCAGGACGAGGGCGAGCCTGGTCAGCCACCGGAGCACCGCCCAAAGGCATTCAGCACGCTGCCGGCCAACTATGCTTTGGAAGGCACTTGGCGCCGACAGGACCGCGAAGGATGGATGACGATAACGGCCCTGCCGAAAGGACGTTGGCGAGTGCGGCTGCTGTCGTCCAGTCCGGACGAGGGTCCCGCTACCTCGGCGCCTTGCGGTCTGATCGCCGAGGGAGTGGTCAAAGATGGTTGGCTACTCGCATATATCGTACCGTACGACGACGATGAGCTGGGTTTCGGCGTTGGCGAAGAAGAGTTAGCGCCCGGGGGCCGCCTATCGGGCAAGGTTCTGTTTATCGAATTTCTCGAGGGGAGAGCCGCCATTTACGACGGGGCGTCTTGGGGAATCTGCGGGCACTTGGCCGATGTGACTGGAGATTACTGGCGAGCCAGCAAGTAGGGAGCCGCCAGTCCGAAACGGGGGCCGGCGTCCCTCACCAGTCCAAGAGGCCGGTGGCGGGCTGATCGATCCGACCGAGCGGGACGGCTGGCCCTGGCGATCCAGGACGAGCGCACCCGTACGGATGCGCGCGACCGGGTCGCGGCCTTGGCGCATGGCATGGACGATGTCGCCGGAGACCTCGACGGCCTGCTGGCCCGCGCCGGGGAGGCGGCGGGGGATGATCCGGCCAAGGCCGACGCCTACCGCGCCGCCGCCCTCGGCCTATGGCACGGCGCCCGCCAGGCCCGCGACGCGGCCGAGGACGCCGCCTGGACCGGCGTCCTGCCCCACCTGACCGGCGGGGCGGTCACCGCCTGGACCGACCTGCCGGCCGAAGTCTGGCGCGCCCTGTCGCCGCGCCAGCAGGCGGCTGTGCGTGAGCGGACGGAGAACCCCTATGGGGAGTCTGATCCGGCGGTTCTGGCCGGGTTGAAGGAGATGGTCGCGAAGGACCCGGCGGGGTTCAAGGCGATGGATTTGGGGGCGTTGTATGGTGCGCTGGCGCCGGCCGATGCGGCGGAGTGGAGGGCGTTGCAGGAGGAGGCGCGCACAAGCGGCAATGGGGCGCGAGCAGAGCTTGCATACATTTCAACGGTGTCGCGGGCCATCGATCGGGTGATGCCGACGGGACTGGTCGGCGAGGTCGACGATGAGGCGTTCAGAAGCGGGGCCTACAAGGCGATCGTTGACGCCGAAAACCTCGGAGACGGCAAGCTGAAGGCGTCAGAACTCGCGGACGCTTGCGGCGAGTTCCTTTCTGACTGGCTCGGACAAAAAGAGCCGGCGGAAAGCTGGCAACGTCTGTTCGACGGCCTGATTGGCAGAAAGCCCGTGCCCAAAAAGACCGTTCCTCCCAAACCCGTCGTCAAGCCTCGGCTCAACCACCGAGTGGACTGGTCATTCGTCGCGGAGCGGGAAGCGGTGGGCGGAAAACCAAAACTCGAGCTGTATGTTCCCCAAGAAGATGGCGTCGTCTTCGGACGAAGCGGGGTAACCCTTGGACTGGGCGTCGATCTCGGAGGCTTGACGGTCCGCGACCTGACGGCGCTCGGCATTGAGCCGGCCCTCATCAATAAGCTATCGCCATATCTTGGCCTGAAAGGCCAAACCGCCCTCTCGTTTGTAAAGGCGAAGCCGATGACCCTGACGCTTCGGGAGGTCGAGACTCTTGATAGGGCGGTTCAAGAGAAGGAACTTGGGTCTTTGATCCAGAAATACGATGCGGAATCGAAAGTTGGCGCGTTTGTGTCACTTCCGGCCGGAACTCAAACCGCGATCGCAGATGTCTTCTTTCAGTATGGCACCTCCGGACCCAAAGAAGCGGCGCCCGATTTTTGGGGAGCCATAACCACGGGAGATTGGAACAAGGCGCACGAGAGTCTTATGGATTTTCACGACGATTATCCAGATCGTAGGAAATTGGAGGCCGGTCTTCTGTTTGACGACATCAGGGCCGGGCGACTTCCAACAGCATCAACCATCACGGAAAAGTAACAACGGCCGCCCAGCACAGCCGAATTCTCCTTGCGGTTCGCTTCGAGATGTTCCATATTTGTTCTGGTTATTCAGTCGTCATACGTCGAGGCTACGGATATGCGGCGGGTCTGCTCGTTTTGGGCTTTTGCCTCGATTGGTTTTGCCGCTGCCTTGCTTCTAAATGGCTGCGAGGATTCGAGCGGTAAATTGTCCGCGAGCGCGCATCGAGTTGATCCTGCCTTCGAATGGAAATTATCCAGAGAATATCTTGAGTCGGGACAAGAAATTCTAGATTTCACAAGCGACGGCCGATATTATGCTTCGAAGCGCGAATTCTTTGGCGATGAGCGCGGAAGCCAAATTCTTGAAGACGAATTGTTGTCCGTTCAGCTGGCGGTAGCCCTTACGGGGCCGCCTCAGGACGTGGTGAGCCTTCCCGGCGGCGCCAAACTTCTCTGGGGTTGCAGGCTACATAGTTGCGATGAAAAGGGTGTCGCGATCCTTGCCAACGACAAGCGTGTAATTACGGCTGGACTGATACACTCCAATTGCGCTGTTGAGCAGATGCAAAGGAGGAGAGGTCGGACCGATTGGGCGGACCCTATTCGCCCTTGTCCGGAATTATTCCTGACAATCTTTACTGACGGCTCCGCCGCCGCCGAGAGCAATCGAAAGTACATTCAGCAATGGGCCGCCTTGTTTATTGGCCATATTAAGACGCCTGAGGTGATCGCTGTCAGATGATCCGCTGCCATCGTAGCGGCTTTGGGGGCCGGCTCGGCGGGACCTGCTGTCGCAGGCTCACGCCCAGCGGATCACCCAGGCGATCAGCCGCGATCCGGCGACGGCCCGGGCTTTGCTGGAGGCCGACGGCGGGCTGATCGAGCCGGCGCAGCGGGACGGCCTGGCCCTGGCCATCCAGGACGAGCGCACCCGTAGGGAGGCGCGCGACCGGGTCGCGGCCCTGGCGCATGGCATGGACGATGTCGCCGGTGATCTCGACGGACTGCTGGCCCGCGCCGGCGAGGCGGCGGGGGATGATCCGGCCAGGGCCGACGCCTACCGCGCCGCGGCCCTCGGCCTATGGCACGGCGCCCGCCAGGCCCGCGACGCGGCCGAGGACGCCGCCTGGATCGGCGTCCTGCCCCACCTGACCGGCGGGGCGGTCACCGCCTGGACCGATCTGCCGGCCGACGTCTGGCGCGCCTTGTCGCCGCGCCAGCAGGCGGCCGTCCGTGAGCGGACGGAGAACCCCTATGGGGAGTCCGACCCGGAGGTTCTGGCGGGGTTGAAGGACATGGTCGCCAAGGACCCGGCGGCGTTCAAGGCGATGGATTTGGGGGCGTTGTATGGGACTCTGACGCCGGAGGATGCGGCGGAGTGGCGGGCGCTGCAGGAGGGGGCGAGAGCCATGACGCCGGAGTGGGCCACAAAGCGGGCCCATCTTTCAACCGCCTCAAGCACTATCGATTCCGCCGTCGCCAAGGTTGCTTCCGGCTTTGAACGCGACGCGCTGCGAGCCCGACTTTACGAGAGCATATGGGACGCGGAGACCATCGCAGGGGGTGATCTGACACGCCAGCAACTCATTGAGCTTTGCGCAGACCCTACGTGGTGGGAGGGCTTAGCCCGGAAAATCTGGCCAGACGACAAACAAGGCGGCGAACGCGCACTTCCACCGCCTCCGGGCCGCGTGGAAGAGCCCATGGGCGCACGGGACGACCGTCTACTTGAACAGGAGCGCCTGTCGGCCCGGTCCGGGATGACGAAGCAGCAACGCCTTCAAGCGGATAGGCGCGACTTCGCGCTATCTACCTGGCGAGGCGATCCGAGAGTCCAGGCGTTTCTGGACATGATCTCGAAGGCAGAGGGTTCAGACTATAACTCCCTCAGCGGCGATCTTCCTGACCAGCCGACAAAATGGGAGTTCCGTAGCTTTGACACGCATCCAGGCTGGGGAGCCCTATCTACCGCGTCGGGACGGTACCAAATCACCGAACCGACTTGGAGAGATTTCGGGCAGCGCCTCGGCCTCAAGGATTTTTCGCCGGACACGCAGAACCTGATTGCAACGCAGATCCTTATCGACGCGGGTGTTCTGGCAGACCTTCGAAATAATAACTTCCCCGGCGCGATGGATCGGGCCTCAAGACGATGGGCGAGCTTGGCTTTTGCTCCTGGGAAGCCCGGACGGTACGGGCAACCATCTAAGCCATTTGAATGGTCAGAAGCGGAATATCTGTCGAACCTTCGATCTCGTACCCAACAATGATGTGTTTCCGCGCAGATGCCTCTAAGCGCCCTTGACGGAGCAACAAAGTTCGCATTTTGTTCCTCTTCTGCCGTCTACTCGATCTTAGGGTAACCGTGTCATGAGAGTGTCTCCCCGACGCGCCGTTTTGCCGTTGGCCTGCTTAAGCCTGTCCCTCGCCGCTTGCGGCAACCCGGCTTCCAACCTGCCGGTCGCCGAGGCCGCCTCGATGGATGCGGTTCCAACCCTAAGAGCCACCGGTGATGCTGCACCTGCTGCCGCCGCCAAGCCGGCGCCTGTTGGTGGTATGCATGAAACCGCCGATAGCCTTGCAGGCTGGCGGCGGGAAGTCTGTCCGGCCATGGGTAAAGAGTATGATTTGACCGACCGCGATACGCCAGCGTTGGCGCTGGCAATTAGGTCCGATGACTGGGTCAAGGCGAGGCAAATTCTACTCTTTGGGCCCATCGAGCCAAGTGGTCTGACCATCGAGCAGGCGGCGAGACTCAAGACGGAACGGGCGTCCATCCGGATGATCCGCGCAGCCGCGGTCGGAGATGTCGCCGAGTTGGATCGGCTGGTCACCAAGGGCGGCAACCCGAACATCAACATCGCGATGGACGAAACGATGACGCCGCTGGCCTGGGCCGCCAAGTGCAACAATGTTGCTGCTGTGAAATACCTGATTTCAAAAGGGGCGAAGGTAAATGATCCGGTTGTCTACGCCATTGGCCGAGGAGAGTATCGCAACAGCAGCGCCTTGATGTGGGCGACCAGGCTCGGTTCAGAAGGCGCGGTGGCCGTCTTGTTGAAAGCCGGTGCGGATCCGAACATGCAGGTTCGCTTCAAGGTCCTTGGTGTGGGTGACGGGCTGGGGGAGACCGCCTTGCTCTTGTCGCCGACACTGAGTCTCACGCGGCGTCTACTGGCGGCTGGCGCAGACCCCAACCAAGCTACAAGCGAAGGCGAGGTTCGCCTAATGGCAACGGCCCGGTCCAACGATATTGAAGAAGCAACGCTGTTGATGAAATTCGGGGCGACGGTGAATTTGGTCAATAAAGATATGAAGACGCCAATCGATCTGGCCCGCGAAGGTGGTCACGGCGAAATGGTCAGGCTCCTGCTTGAGAAGCCCGATTCTGAAAACTAGCCTTCACTGCGTAAACTAACCTATCTGGCAGCGCCCCCGCATCGACATCGACCCGGACCAGGCGCGCGACGCCCTGGCCTCGGCGGTGGCGGAGCGAACCGCGCGGCTGAGCGCCGAAGGGCTGGACGCGGAGGCGGTGCGGACGGCTCGGCGGGACCTGCTGTCGCAGGCTCACGCTCAGCGGATCACCCAGGCGATCACTAGGGACCCGGTGACGGCCCAGGCTTTGCTCGACCGTGACGGCGGGCTGATCGAGCCGGCCGAGCGGGACGGCCTGTCCCTGGCCATCCAGGACGAGCGCACCCGTACGGACGCGCGCGACCGAGTCGCGGCCCTGGCGCATGGCATGGAGGATGTGGCCGGCGATCTCGACGGCTTGCTGGCCCGCGCCGGTGAGGCGGCGGGGGACGATCCGGCCAAGGCCGACGCCTACCGCGCCGCCGCCCTCGGCCTATGGCACGGCGCCCGCCAGGCCCGCGACGCGGCCGAGGACGGCGCCTGGACCGGCGTCCTGCCCCACCTGACCGGCGGGGCGGTCACCGCCTGGACCGACCCGCCGGCCGACGTCGAAGAAGCCTCAGCCGGCCAAATCGATGATTGAATTGAGAGATCGCTACGAGCGGTACCTTATCGAGGAAAGGGCGGTCCCGCCGAAACCCGGTCCGTTTGACAGGAGGCAGTAGTATCTGCCTTCTTCAAAACTTGACAAAAGTTCCTATTTTGTTCTTATATCTCGCAGGCTTTTGGAGAGCTCGAGATGAGGGCGGCTGTGGTGTTTCTCTCAGTTATGACCATCGCTATCGTCATTTCGGGATGCAGGCCAGAACAGAAAAGCAAGACGACAGTCGGAAGTGACTCGGTCGACGACGGGCAGCCGATCTACAGCGATCCAAATGAGCCATTTCTTTTCTCAGATGACGACTTTGCAAAAAATCAGGCCGATTCTAGAAAGTCTTATTGCGCGACTGTCGCCTTTCGCACCTATCAAGGCAAGGGCCCTTCGTCACCGAAACTGGTCAAGGCCTTAAGGCAGGATGACCATTGGACGGCAAGGCAGGAACTGGCGGCCGACGTGGCGACACCGACAGGTTTAAGCGCGCCCCAGAGGCGATGGATCGATCTTACCCGAAAGTCTCTTGAGTTGACCGCTGCCTCGGCGCGAGGAGACGTGGATGCTGTCAAAAAGCTGCTGGCCGAGGGGGCAGATCCCAATTTTGCCGTCGAGGATCGTAAGACCATGGGGCCGATGGCCTGGGCCGCGCTGTGCGATAGGGCCGATGTCGTCAAGGCGCTGGTAGCGGCAGGAGGGCAAGTCGATCAGGTCTTTTCTTGGGAGGTTAGCAGAGAGCAACTCTTCTTCACACCGCTGGGGTTGGCCGCAGACCAAAGTGCGGCTGCATCCGTGGTGGCGCTCCTCAAAGCCGGGGCCGATCCCAATGCTTTCTACTCGACGCCAGAAGCCCGCCGAGGTTGGGGCGGGTCTGGGCTCCCGCCATTATTAGGCACCTCGACGCACAAGGTCGTTGAGGCCTTGCTCGACGGTGGGGCCAATCCCGACGTCGCCAACGCGGGAGGGTGGACTCCCTTGATGAATGCGGCGGAGTGGAATGACCCGGGGAAGATTACTTTGCTGCTGCAGTACGGGGCGAACCCCAAGCTGAGGAACGACAACGGCGACACGGCGCTCGATATGGCGCGTCGGAACCCGTCGAATGAATCCGTTCTTGCCCTTACCGGAACTGCGCCAAAGCGCAGATATCCAAGGGGTCGGGCGCAAACCGTCCACTAAACGCCCCTTCGGGATTGGCCGGCGGTGACGGCAGCGCAGCGGGACGGCCTGGCCGTGGCCATCCAGGACGAGCGCACCCGGACGGACGCGAGAGATCAGGTCGCGGCCCTGGCGCATGGCATGGCCGATGTCGCCGGGGATCTCGATGGCCTGCTGGCCCGCGCTGGCGATGCGGCGGGAAATGATCCGGCCAAGGCCGACGCCTACCGGGCCGCCGCCCTCGGCCTATGGCACGGCGCCCGTCAGGCCCGCGACGCGGCCGAGGACGCCGCCTGGACCGGCGTCCTGCCCCACCTGACCGGCGGGGCGGTCACCGCCTGGACCGACCTGCCGGCCGACGTCTGGCGCGCCTTGTCGCCGCGCCAGCAGGCGGCCGTCCGTGAGCGGACGGAGAACCCCTATGGGGGGTCTGATCCGGAGGTTCTGGCCGAGTTGAAGGACATGGTCGCCAAGGACCCCGCGGGGTTCAAGGCGATGGATTTGGGGCAGCTGTATGGGGTGCTGGCGCCGGAGGACGCGGCGGAGTGGCGGGCGCTGCAGGAGGGGGCACGGTCGGGGGAGGAGGTATGGGGGCGGAGTCAGGCCCAGTTGGCGATGGTTAGCCGGGCCGTAGACTTCGTGAACAGAGATAGATCAGGCAGGCGCTCACCATTCTACCAAGCAATCGAGCAGGCCAGCGCCCGACAAGCCGCACCCCTGACGTGGAATGAAATGCTGGCGGCCTGCCAGCCGGTGTCCTCGACGTCTCCAGGACTGTTCCAGCGGGAGGCTGAAGCAGATGCCGTTAGGAAATCCGTCGTAGCAGCCTTGCCGCAGAATGCATCGGCCGACGATCCTTTCGCACCCCCGCTTTCACCTGAAGACATGCTCTCGCCGGGGTGGCGTCGTCCGGATGAAAACCCCAACCTCGGCGCCTTATCCAAAGAAAAGGAGTCGGGCGGGGCGGGCCCAGGGCTGATCACTCGAGCAAAAGGTGACCCAGGGCAGGCCTCTTATGGTATTTATCAGTTCTCCACCAGATACGGTGTCGCGAAGGACTTCGCGCTTTCTGCAGAGGCGGCTCCTTGGAGGAATCTCTTTGGTAGGGCGCCGGCTCCCGGTACGACCGCATTCGACGTCGCATGGGAGTCGGCGGCGGCCGCCGATCCGAGCGGTTTCGCCAGTGCCCAACACCAATTCTACAAGCGATCCGCATTTGACCCGTTTTTGACGACGCTCAACCTCGCAACTTCTAAAAAGCTGAGCGTCGGGACGACGCTGGATTTTCGGAAAAGCTCATACGTCCTTCAGGATGTTCTTTGGTCGACGCGCGTTCACCACGGCAATGACGGAGCTATAAATGTGGTTGAGAACGCGATGAGAGATGCCGATTTCATAAGAAGGGTCGAGGTATACAGCCACGGCCCATGGTCTAACGATGAAAGGGAGCGGTTGAAATTCGATGCGGAGCGCGACCTTATCGCTGCTGTATACGCAGAGCGCGGTAGAACTGATGCTAACGGCGGTCTAGTATACTTTAAGGCCGCCGGAGCCAGGTTTTCAAAGGGTCTGAAGCTGAGGTTCATTGACGAGGCCCGCTCTGCCTTGGCGGCTCAAAGCGAGGAGGCCCGACTACGATGATGGGCGTTGCCATTTTGTTCTAGCCCGCATAGTTTTGACCTCTCCGCATGCGAGGAACCTATGGCTTCAAAATGTACCCTCGTCCTGTTGATCTCGTCGCTGGCTGTCACGACCGGTTGCGACAAGCGAAATGGTCAACCCGATAGCTCTAATGTCGCCATCGCTGGACAGGAGGGCTATGCAAAATCATCTACTCGACAGGCAACGGATAAATGCTGCGTCGACTATCGGGACGAGGTGACTCAGTCTCGCCTGCTTCAAAGGCAGGCTGATGAGGAGGAGAAGGCTCGGCAGCAGGATCAAGCTCTATTCAAACCAGTTAGCCGGTTTGAGCGAATTGTTCCTTCCGGCTGGCCAGGGGCCGAATTCGTATTGTCGCGTGACGGAGCGCGGTGGCGTGTGGAAATTGTTGTTGGCGCGGAGCCGGCCGGCATAGCAACAAAGGCCGACTGCCGCATGATCTTGATCGGCCACATGAAAAATGGCCGACTTGTGGTTGGGCCGAATAAAGAAACCTCTATTGCTGCCGATTATGTTAGGGGCAGCGTTGTTCAAATGATTTCAATAAATGGAAACTTTGCGAAAATATTAGACAATAACTCTTCCGCATACTGTGATGGCCCGTACTATGCTAAGGGGGTCTATAAGAAATCTGGCAAAAATCGGTGATCGTTGCGTCTTGGAAAATTAACTGGGCAAGGCGCCCCTCAGCGGGCGGTTAGCGCCCGCTGCGAACCTGGTTTTGTCGCCGAGTTCGTCCGTCTCAGCGACATCGATCCGCACTAGGCCCCTGACGCCCTGGCTTCAGCCATGCAGTCTGCGCGGCGGGCGCTGCTGTCCCAGGCTTATGCCCAGAGAATCGCCCAGGCAATCGGCCGCGATCCGGCCGCGGCCCAGGCGTTGCTCGACCGGGACGGCGGAGCGGGACGGCCTGGCCCTGGCCATCCACGACGAGCGCACCCGTAGGGAGGCGCGCGACCGGGTCGCGGCCCTGGCGCATGGCATGGACGACGTCGCCGGCGATCTCGATGGCCTGCTGGCCCGCGCTGGCGATGCGGCGGGAAATGATCCGGCCAAGGCCGACGCCTACCGGGCCGCCGCCCTCGGCCTACGGCACGGCGCCCGCCAGGCCCGCGACGCGGCCGAGGACGCCGCCTGGATCGGCGTCCTGCCCCACCTGACCGGCGGGGCGGTCACCGCCTGGACCGACCTGCCTGCCGACGTCTGGCGCGCCCTGTCGCCGCGCCAGCAGGCGGCGGTCCGCGAGCGGACGGAGAACCCCTATGGGGAGTCGGATCCGGTGGTTCTGGCCCGGTTGAAGGACATGGTCGCCAAGGACCCTGCGGGGTTCAGATCATGGCCTTGGGAGAACTGTTTGAACGTCAGCGGCGATGCAGGTTATGGACAGGGCCAAGGGCCCCTTGAAATGTCCGGGCTATAGGCTGCCCTCGCCCACTGCGGGGCGGCCGGAATGAACCAAACAGGCGGAAACAAGACCCAAACGGTCGGCTAGGATTGAGATGATGCGGCGCGCGCCCAAACTGACAATCGAGGACATCATCCGTTTCAGCGCCCTGATCTGTGGGTGCCTGTTGTTTTTCGTAACCGCCGCGCCGGCGGCAGCCCAGACTCCTGCGCAAGATGTCGCCAATGGCATAGCCGCTCGAAACAAGGGCGATGAAGCCGGTGCGACGAAGCTGTTTGAACGCGCCTGTACGGCGAGGGTCACAGCGGGCTGTTTCAATATTGGGCTGGCCTATGAATTCGGCCGGGGCGTCACCATCGATCTGGCTCGCGCCACCGGACTCTACGACAAGGCCTGCAACGGAGGGGACGGCCGGGGCTGCACCTATCTTGGCAGCAGCTATGCCAGCGGCAAGGGCGTCGCCACCGATGCAAACCGCGCCAACGGCTTGTTTGAGAAGGCCTGCGCGATGGGCGATGGGGAAGGCTGCACGATCCTTGGCTCGCAATATTCCGCGGGGTCGACCGTTCCCCGCGACCTGGCCCGGGCGAATGCGCTGTACGAGAAGGGCTGCAACGCCGGGCACGCAAGAGGCTGCGTGGCCCTCGCTGAGAACTATACGACCGGGACGGGCCTTGCCGCCGATCTGGGGCGGGCCGATGTCTTCTTTGAGAAAGCCTGCAATGCAGATTCCTCCAACGCCTGTCTGCGGCTTGCAAGCAAGTACGCCAATGGCACAGGCGTCACCCGCGACGACAGCCGCGCCGCCGGCTTCTACGAAAAGGCCTGCAATTCGACGTATGGCGGAAACAAGGGGTGCTTCGGCCTCGGGGTCTTCTATGAAAATGGCAGAGGCGTTACGCGGGATCTCGTCCGCGCCAATGAACTCTATGCGAAATCCTGCACCCTCATGGAAGCGCGAGCCTGCCTGAACCTGGGATACAACTACCAGAACCAGAGAGGCATAGCGCGGGATCTGACCGGTGCTCAGGCGACTGCCCGCGCCATTCCGTTTTACGAGCGGGCGTGCAAAGGCGGCGTTGACAAGGGCTGCCTCAATCTCGGCAACATCTACCGGAGTGGGACAGGCGTCACGGCTGATCCGGCCCGGGCGAGGCAGTTCTACCAGCTGGCATGCACGGCGGGGAACCAAGAGGGCTGTCAGTTGGCCCGGGCTCCAAGCAACTAGATACTGTCAGGTTCTGAGGGAAACAGAACCTGACCAACGGTTTGCCGGGCCCCGGCGGCCTGGTTACTTACTGGCGCCGGCGTCGGCGTGTTCGAAGGGCCGCCGCTGCCGGGCCTGACGGCGGCTTCCCCTCGATGACGGCGTCCGGCCGCAGGCTGCCTAGGTGGGCCGGCGCCGGGCCGTCAGTCTCTCCCAGAGGACCCGCGGCCAGTCATGCTTCATGGTCGGTCGTTCGACCAAGGCGTAGAAGATAAGGCCGGCGACGATCGAGGCCAGGATGCTGAGGCTGAACAGGGCCCAGACCCCGAACAGGTTCCCTGGAATCCAGATCCGCCGCACGATCTCGCCATAGACCTGCATCAGCGGAACGTGGACCAGATAGATCGAGTAACAGGCGCCCCCGATCAGCGCGATCCAGGGAGAGCCGATAAATCTCGACCCGCGGGGGCCGAGGACCGCCCCCAGATAGATGGCCAGGATCGCCGTCAGCAAGGCGGCGCCCTGGAGCAGCCCTGTAGGCTTTCCGGCCTGACGCGAGGGGGCCTTCTGCATCCATCCACTGAATGCGGTGCCCGACAAATGAAATGCCTCTGCGGTTCCATGCGATAATAGGCGGCCGCTTCGATAGCGGCCGAGACGGACCCGCGCCGATGCTCCCAGGGCGCCCGCGGACAAGCCACTCCCCCTGACCCGCTCGCCACAAGGGAGTCGCATGACCGTTTCCACTACGTCCCCCCGCTTCGTCCGCTATGCCGGCGACGGAAGCTCCGGCCCCTTCGCGGCGCCGTTCCGAATCCTCGACGAAAGCGATCTGATCGTCGAGCTGACCGCCGCCGACGGGACGAGGTCCCGCCTTGAGGACTGCAGCGTTTCAGGCGCGGGAGACCCTGGCGGCGGGGCCGTCACGACATCCCGGGCCATCGAACCCGGGGAGACCCTGACCCTTTGGTCGGCCATGCCGGCGCTCCAGCCGGCGGACTATATCGCCGGTGACAGCTTCCCGGCCGAGACTCATGAAGCCGCCCTGGACCGGCTGACCTTGATCGCCCAGGATCTGCGGCGGGACGTCGACAGGTCTCTCAAGGTCGATTTCGGCGAAGAGACGCCGGAGGCCGGGGACTACCAGATGCTGCTGGACGCCGTGGCCGAAGAGGTCGGGGCGACGGCCATCCATCTGGTCGAGACCCAGGGAGACATCCAGACAGCCCGGGTCGGTTCCGAGGCCGATGCTTTGCTGGGCCACATCGCCCTGGCCCAGGCCACCGCCACTGCGGCCGTGCAGAACGTCCCGCAGGGCGAACTGACCCTGCTGCCCGAACTGCGGCCTTCAACCGGCCGGGCCGGGATCATGCTGGTCGGCCAGAACCAGACCGCCGACCCCTCGGCGGTCGGCGCCTGCGCCAGCTTGGCGACCCTCGCCCGCCGCGCCGGCAATCCGGGCTATGTCCTGCTGTCCGAACAGCAGCCCAACACATGGATCGGCTACGAAGTCTGCTGGGCGGGCTCCGGGGTGCCTGGGTACAGTTCCCCGGCCGTCTACCGGCCGATGAAGCGGATCCGGGTCGATCATGCCGCCTGGACGTCCGGCGGCGGCGCAGTGAACCTGCCCTTCATGACCCTGGGCGGGACGGTTGATATCGATATCGGATCCCTGGCGACCGACGTCACCCGCATCGGCCTGATCATAGGCTATGCCGTCAACATCTGCGGTGTCCTGTCGGTCAGCGCCACCGACAATGCCACCGGCCTGCCGGTCACGCCCAACTGGGTCCCGACGGGGCGGCAGTTGGCCGGAACAACCGGAGTTTCCGACCTGGCGCTGGACTGGCCCGAGGCCATCGCCTTCACCGGGTCCATCGCCGGGACCACCCTGACCGTCACCGCCGTTGCAAGCGGCGTGCTGATGGCGGGCCTGACGATCAGCGGCGCGGGCATAACACCGGGGACCCGAATTACCGCCCTCGGCACGGGCCGGGGCGGGACGGGCAGCTATACGATCAGTGTTTCGCAGACCGTCGCCTCGACCAGTATCGCCGCGGCGATTCCCGCGGTGGTCACCGGGTCCATTGCCTCGACCGTGCTGACAGTGACCGCCGTCGCCTCCGGAACCCTGGGGGTCGGCATGGCCATATCCGGTGCGGGCGTTTCGGCGGGCACGCGGATCATCTCCCTGGGCACCGGGACCGGCGGCGCCGGGACCTACAATCTCAGTCTTTCCCAGACCGTAGGCTCGACGACGATAACCGCCAACGGGCAGATTCTATCTACTGATTACGTACTGGGTACAAACGCCAATGACGTCAATGTTGCCGGCCACACCAAGCATTCTCATTTCTTAATCTGGTCAAATGAGGACGATGCTGCCGGAAGGGATTTGACGCTCCATGTAAAACTTTGGGGGATTCCCGGGTTGCTGGGCGGAATCCCTGATCGCACTTATCTCGCCTACGCAACCTACGGGACTGCAAACATGAGCCATACCGATGGCGGCGCTGAGCTTGAGCGCTGTGAGTGGCTCTCTCCGTGGAACGACGGCTCGGCGAACGAGACGGTGACGCTTACCGCCTGCAAGCAGGGGGGCGGGCCGACCCGGTACTTGATGGGGGGCGGGCATGGTCGGGAGACCATGGTGGCAGGCTCCCTCCAGACCTCTGTCGATGGCGTGGCCAGGACCCTGCGGTCGGTCACCGTCAGTCGCGCCCGCACCAGCAATGTCGCGACCCTGGGTGTTGCTTCGGGTCACACCCACTATGTCGGAGAGACGGTGACCGTCACCGGCCTGGGTGGATCGGCCTACAACGCCGAGGGCAAGGTCCTGACCGCGGTCAGCCCAACGTCGGTGTCCTTCGCCTCCACCGGGTCGAACGAGGCGACCACGGCGGATACAGCGGGGATCATCCATTCCCACCTGGTGGCGCTGGGCGGTTCCGCGGAACTCTCCTACGCCAGCAGCTTCCAGCATGACGCCGATGGCGTTCTGGCGACCAACAGCACACGGCTGATCGTCGATGCGGCGAAGCTGACGGTCGAGGGACGGCTGACCGCCGTCCAGGCGCTGGATATCGGCACGGAGACCTATGTCACACTGGCGACCATAGGCGGTGGCGACCGGGCGGCGGGCGGCCCTCGATTCTGCGGCCGCAAGCGCTGGCGCGAGCTCAACAGCTTCCGCAACAAGGTGCTTGATACCGGCGACAATCAGGGGGTCTGGGGCGGCCTGGAGCCTCAGGGCTATATCGCCTGGGACGCGGCGGGCGGAACCATGGCGGCGCTGGTCGTCACCACGCCATGGCTGCATGCCGGCGGATGGCCTTCGCTGGGCGGCAGCGCCTATTCCATGGTTCAGGACCGTGCGGCCGGGGCAGGATCCATTGAGTCCATCGACAAATGGTACATCCGCTATTCCCAGACCAGCGGGACCATCGTCCCCCTCGGCACGGTAATCGACTACGGCTATCAGCGGTATGACGCGCTTTTGTCGCCGGGCTATTCCTCCAGCCTGCTGTGGCCGTGATCATGGCGGTTCCCAAGCTCATCCTCGATGTCTTCACCGGTCCCGACGGCCGGACCTGGGCGATCGGAAGGCTCTACTCCCTGCCCATGCTCTGCGCCGGGTTGGCCCTTCCCTTTGTGATGATAATCCGTGGACAGACCATCGATCCTCTGGCGGCCTTGACCGGCTATGGGGCCCTGGGCGGCGGCATCTGGGCGCTGATCCGTGGAACCCACGGGACCGAGCCCCCGGGGGAGGGCGCATGA